CCCAAGATGACGAACCAACAAATGTGTACACTGTCAGGACCAGGATTAGGTTCAACACCATACCTTGTCAAATCCCGTGGTCTCTCCCAATCTTGTGTCCACAATCTTGAAGAAACATTACCAAAACATGAATACGAGCCCCACAAAGAATCTTTATCATAACACCAGGACACTCCCTGTGTGTCTCGATCCATAGCAAGAAGTGCCAGTGGTGAGACCAGATCGTCACCCAATTTTAATTTGGACAAAGATTCTTCAAACATTTTTTGTCTACCTGTATCCCAATCATAAACATCCATCAAAGCTGCCCAAGTTCCAGAGGTAGTCTCATGTTTTGTGTAAACCATTTTCCACTCCTCCAATTTTCCAAAGTAAGGGGCATACCCTTCGGTTAACTCCAAAAGGCGCCTCAAATAGGCTCGTAGGGGTGGCACACAATAACATGCGTTCCATAAACCCAGAGCACAACCCCTCACAATTGCCAACGGATTGATGTTATTGGGTGGACTAATAAAATAGCCGAGTTTAGCTATTACTCGACCAAATTTTGGGGCCATTGTCCAACCACTACTGGTGGGATAAAACCTGTTTGAACAATACTCAGCAAACTGTAGTGCAACACGATAAATGGCTTTGGAAACAAACCCCAACTTGATCATATATGCTTTGAAGTTGATGGGAGCACCATCATGAACCATAATGTCATCATCACCACAACCAACAATTAACACCAAAGTCAATGCCAATCGAGTTGAGATCTCCCTTTCAACAATGAAGATAAACAAATGCATACATATATTCCAGATCGTATTAAACAAAGATGTTCCCGACACTCCCGATCTACGTGAAACCACTCCACCATATTTAACCCCATGAGCAGTCAAGCCACGTGTTGGAATCATCGCTCTCGTCAAATCGATCACGGCCCTACCAGCATGGAGTTTTTTAAGCATCCACACCTCAAGATCAAGCAAAGGACGGCTAACACTACCATCAAACCCTTCAACATCATCTTCAGCAATGAGCCCAGGGAACCGAGCAATTCGCGTCGCCAAAGCATCAGCTGGGATACCACTGGAAAAAATGAGGGGGAATGAAACTCCCCAAATTTCTTTGACCTGCTGTTGTAGACCAATGATCGTTGGTGCTTGCAAAATGGTGGCATGCTCATCGCAACCCGATATGTTTCTGGGTGGTCTCTCTTTCTCCCCACACAAACCAGATTGCAGCATGTTTTCAGTTTTGACAAAGGCTTTGGCTTTAGACCATTTTTTCAACTGCTGCGGAGATAGCACGGTGTCACAATCAATCCCATCTTCTTCGAGCTCAACCAGAGCAGCTAACAATCTTGCCTTCATGGAGGGTGTAGCATTGGATTTTTCAATATAATCCCTTGGCTTCATGGCATGAACAGTATGTAAATTTGGAAAAAGCAGGTGGAAATTGCATTTGAACCACTT